CTGTCCTTGAATATCTAAATATTAAATTAAAACAGGAACGGTCTGTTGAGTTCAAGAAGTTCCTCGAAACATATAATAAAACACTAAGTTCAAGAGATGCCGAAAAATATGTCGATGGTGTGCAATGCATTGTTGACTCTACTTTGTTGGTCAATGAAGTAGCACTGTTAAGAAATAAATTCTTAGGTATAAGTAAGTCTCTAGAAGCAAAAAATTTCATGATAGGACATATAATTAAGCTGAGGGTCGCCGGATTGGATGATGCAAGTGTATGATTTTACCATACGTCTACAAGTTGATTCATAAGGAGACAGAACAATACTATTTTGGGTATAGGTCTAAGAATGTTTCTTTAGGGATTAAATCTGAAGACGATTTAGGTATAAAATATTTCACTTCATCGAGAATTATAAGAAAATGCTTCATCGAATACAACTATGAAGTTATTGCCGAATTCTTCAATAAGGATGATGCATATGATTTTGAACAAGACCTAATTAGAGAACACTGGGGTAATCCATTGTTAATTAATAAACATTATCATTCTAAAGATAAAGACAGATGGAAAAATGATGGCCATTCGGAAGAAACAAAGAAGAAGATGACCGGATTAAAGCGTTCTCCAGAATTTTCTGAATATCGAAGTAAGATTATGAAGGGCAAGGTTCCGTGGAATAAAGGACTTACAAAAGAAACAGATCCGCGAGTTGCCGAATATGCTAAACATAGGGCAGAAATAGGTAATGATCATTTGATTGGAACTAAACGACCACCAGAATTTGCAGAGAAGATTAAGAAAGCATTGACTGGATATAAACATACCGATGAATCACGAAAGAATATGTCCGATGGAAAAAGGAAGAAATAATATGAATTTTGGAAGTTTAATAAGAATACAAAAGAAAATTGCTGACTTTATTGCAACCAGCACTATAACAGAGAAGAAAATACTCGGATTAATTCTGTTAATTCTTATGGGTAGTACGTCATTAATTTTTTATTATGTGGGAATCTTCACATTTACAGTTATTCATGTTATAATTTGCCTAATTGGATATGCTATATCGATTCTTACATCATATGGACTAGCATTTTTGGTTAAATGGTGTAATATAACAATTTTCCAGCCTAGATTAAATCATGCATTGAATCTTAGTGTAGCTGCCGAAGATAAAGAGAAAGAAGAAAAAGAAAGAACATCATTTCGAAAATTAATACCAACACTTCCGGAAAAATCGTTAAACAAGATACGGTCTGCTCAGAATCTCGGTCATTTCTTCTCTACAAAGGGTGAATTGGTATCTTTACAGGAATATGGAATTGCTGGCCCGAGCCAGCAATTCGGAATGAGACAAGACCTCGAAACTGCATTTATTCATCCTATTTTGGCTGACGACGAATTTATAAGATTAGTCAGCACTACGATTAATCATAAAAATAAAAATACTACAATTTACATGTGAGTCATAGAAGATAATGCCAACAACGACACTACAAATATTAGACGAGGTGAATATAAAATTCACTGATCTTTCTCCGGAATGCAGAAGAAAGATGGTTACATCTCTCGAATTTTATGTCCCCGGCGCTCAGTATCTGCCTGCCGTAAGATTAGGTCGGTGGAATGGTAAAATGAGTTATTGCACAATGGGCGGCAGTTCATATGTCAACTTATTAGACAGACTTCTACCAATTGTCCAGCAGCACGGATATGAAGTTGAGATCGACGACCAGCGTATCCCCGGTGAGAACTTCGAGTTCGAATTAGTTAAGGAAGATAGCTATAGTCACATCTGTTGGCCAAAAGGCCATCCATATGCCGGTGATCCTATTTTAATTAAGGAACATCAATTAGAAGTAATCAATTCGTATCTTGAGAACATTACAGGCATTAACATTGCCCCAACAGGCTCGGGAAAGACCCTAATTACGGCGATTCTTAGCCATAAGGTTCAACCTTATGGTCGCAGCATAGTAATTGTGCCAACTAAGGACTTAGTCACGCAAACCGAAGAAGATTATATTAACATGGGATTAGATGTGGGAGTATTCTTTGGTGATAGGAAAGAGTATCTAAAGACCCACACAATATGCACATGGCAAAGTCTAGAAAGCCTAGCAAAGAAATCAAAAGAACAAGATTTAGAGATAGATATAAATGCTTTCTTCGAGGGAGTGGTCTGCGTTATCGTCGACGAAGTACACAAGGCGAAAGCAGATGTATTGAGACGTTTATTATCGACCTATTTGTGCAACGCCCCAATTAGATGGGGATTGACAGGTACAATGCCTGAGGAAGAGGCAGATAAGGTTGGCGTGGTTGCATGTATTGGCCCACTGCTAGGTAAGATTAATACAAAGGAATTGCAGGATCTTGGTATACTTGCACAGTTGCATGTAAACATTTGGCAAATGCAAGACCTAGGTGAGGCAGCATTTACCAATTATCAGGCGGAACTAAAGTGGCTGACAACAAGCCAACCTAGGTTAAAATTCCTTGCAGGAGAGATCGCTGCGATGGCGGAGACAGGCAATACACTTATACTGGTTGATCGTGTTCAGACTGGAGAAATGTTACAATCACTTATACCAGATTCGATATTCGTTTCGGGTAAAATGAAGTCGAAAGATCGTAAGGCGGAATACAAAGAGGTCCAGGAGGTTGACGGGAAGATTATTATAGCTACATATGGTGTAGCATCAACAGGCATTAATATTGTTCGTATTTTTAACCTTGTCTTATTTGAAGCTGGAAAAAGCTTCGTCAGAGTAATTCAGAGTATCGGTAGAGGTATTAGGGTTGCACCCGATAAGGACTTTGTGAATGTATATGATGTATGCTCGAATTGCAAATTCTCTAAACGGCACCTGACAAAGAGGAAGAAGTTCTATACTGAGGCCGAGTACCCATTTAGTATTAAGAAAGTAAATTACTGATGATAGTTAACACGAATATTTCATATGGTCATGCTTCGTTACTTGAAATATTCTTCAAGGCAAATGAGTTGGATGTTACCATACAGGATATGACAGCATATCCGTATGGTAAGATAATTTTGGAGTATGAAAATAATTCAGATACGGCATATAGTATTACATTTATGTCGATTAGACATCTTGGGTTGGAGAATATGTTAGCTGATTATCTTATACGTTGCGAAATACCGTCGTATGCGATTAACACAGGATCGTCAACGCCAAAGCGAGACATGAAAGAGCTCGATAAAAAGTGGGAAGAACACAGGAAATTAATAGGATTAGCAAGATGAATATATTAACAAATGATAATCGAGCATATAATCTCGATAAGATTCCGAATGAAATCGAGGATATTAGATATTGTGTATTAGATTATTCAGACCCGAAAAATCCAGATTACTTCTTTATACCACTTATCTTTCTAGAGAGTTTTTATGCGCCAGCAGTTGTATTGCAGATCGGAAAATTTACTGTGCAAATGCCATTAGATTGGTCGATACTCGTCTGCGATTCCGACTACAGCGATCTAGAATTAATGCCCTTGACGAGTCTTAATGATCGTGGGTTTCACACCATGGTTTATAATCCGTTGAGACATATGGTCCCAAGACCCCAGGAAGTAACAATTACCAACGTGTATGCTGAAGTAAAATGGTATTTTCCAAAGCTGAAGAACGGTAACATCTTAGTGGTACCTGTAGAAGATACCCCATTTCCTAATTGTGTCTTATTTGTTAAAGAAATAAGTAAATTGCCGGATGTTATAGATATTGGAGCGCTCTTTGAGTAATGAAATAGATGACTGGTTGGGCGGATTCTTTGAGATGAATCCCGATGCTGCGCCGATTGAGGAAGCAGTTAAGACCAAAGCGTATAAGAATGACCTATTTGGCGATATTCTTCCGGCGCTTGACCGCCGCGACATAAAGTATTATAGTAAGCTCAATGACGAACAAAAGAAGGATGTCTCTATCTGGCCGCTGACCCGGTGGATGAGTTCTACAGCAAACGGTTCGGCCGACCAGTTATATACTGTAAATGAAGTAGTGAATAAGGATTCAAACATATTTGGGTCTAAAAAATCTGAGAATGCATTAGAAACCAACAAGCATAAAGAACTTCAGTGGATGTTATTGGCTATTTCGGGATCAGGCAAAAGAGAAAAGCATGTATGGCCCGGTGCTCCTAAGGGTGCAACAAAAAGTCCGCTCGAAGAAGCCATACTATTATTGTATCCTTCCTTAAAAGATGATGATCTTGAATTATTGATACAGATAAACACCAGACAAGAATTAGAAGGTTTTTTTAAAGAAAATGGGTATGATGATAAATCTATCAAAGAATTGTTTAAGGGTGAGGCTAAAGGAAAGTAATCTTGTTAGCTAAGAAAACAATGAAACAACCTTTTGAGTGTAAGTTCTGCGGAAAGAAATTCCACAAGGAGAGTACCTTGATAACGCATATCTGCGTTAAGAAAAGACGATTCGCTGACATAGATACTCCCGGATCGAGATTCGGTCTTAGAACATTTCAGAAATTCTACGAGATATCAATGAATTCCAAGAAACCGAAGACTGCACAAGAGTTTATAGATAGTTCGTATTACATTGATTTTGCTAAATTTGGGAATCATGTTGCCACACTAAAGCCGGTCTATCCTGAAAAGTTTATCGAGTTTGTTATAAAGAACAGCATAGATCTTAAGAACTGGACCAAAGATTCAACATATGAGGTGTATATAGAGAATCTTGTGAAGACTGAGCCTGCTGAGAGTGCAACAGATAGAACTATTACTCAGATAATAGAATGGTGTGATAAGAATAGTATATCGTTTAAAGATTTTTTCTCGAGGATACCCGCAAATGAGGCCGCATATCTTATTAAGACAGGTAAGATAAGTCCATGGGTGCTATATCTCGCGGCGTCGGGCGAGCAACTAATGACACGTTTCAATGAAGAGCACGGCACGATAATAGGCTTTATAATCGAGCCCGCGGTATGGTCGAAGAAGTTTAAAAAGTCACCCGAGGATGTTGAGTATATTCGTAATCTATTAGAGCAGGTTGGTCTATGAAAGAGATTATTCCGTCAGAGTGGGGACTATCATCACGTGAGTTTCAGGAGTGGGTTGTAGCGGTAGGTGCTGAAGTAATTCGAAAGATATACATTGATTCGAAACCGGCATACAGGGCCGAAGAGTTTTATTTTGCTAAAGAGGTAGACCTAATAGCATTCAAGTTGACATTTGCTAAAGAGCCACCGCTTCGACCCGTACGCTACAACTACAAAGGGACGGCACCAGGCGGGATATCAATGTATTACTGCCCATATATCCCGATAGGTATTGGTCTATGAAAGAGATTCAATTACCACCGGAAATACACTATTACATTGAAGTAATGCATCTATTGAATGAAAATAATATCAGGCATACCTATTTTTCGGGTAAGCATGTTATTGCCTTTCTTGATGATGAAGATGCATCAATGTTTATGTTGCAACACGGCGGCAATATGAAATCTGTATTAGAAGAGTTCAAGAAAGCATTTAGTAAGGTGTAGTTGAAGTGATTCAAATAAATCTTCCGGAAACTGCTAGTCTTAAGATATTCTATAGTGATATTATTCCCTGGTTAAAAGAAAATATGGAACAACAATACGTATGGATTTGGCCCGATAGATACATTACACTCGAAAATGATGACGATGCCACGATGTTTATGTTAAAGTTCGGTGGCTATAGGACATACTCAAGGGTTGAACAAATGATTAAGGTCGAGAATGACAACAATTCTTAAATTCGGGAAAGGTCAACAGTACATATATGATCGGCGAGATATTGTTCCGCCCGAAGTAGTGGAATGGATGGCCACACACCCAGAATGTACGATCCCCGATCCCGATTTTCATTACGGATATCATGTATTCGTTTTTCAGGACGATGCATCGGCGACTGAATTTAAGTTGCGATTTGGTAAGGCATTTGGCAAATGAAAAAAGTTTCCACAGACGTCGACGTCGATGTGTTCGGCCGGGACAGTATCTTAAAAGGCATCGAATGCGTCTTTGGTCGGATCGACCGTGCCAATAATAAGGTTGAGAAACACCCTACGGGCGTCTATTTCCAGAATATTCCACGAGATCCAACGACAAATATGTCTACCTTGGATCATCGTATAGCAAGTGATTATGGGTATTTTAAGATTGACTTTCTTAATGTCAACATGTATGAGAGTGTTCGCAATGAGGAACATTTATTAGCACTCTTAAATAGGGAACCGCCGTGGGACTTTTTTGACTTTGAAGAAATAACAGATCAGTTATTCCATCTTAAAGGATATAGCCATTTGTTGAAAAAGTATAAACCACAGTCGGTTGAAGATTTGGCAATGATACTTGCTATGATACGTCCAGCCAAGGCCTATCTGCAGAGTTGCGAGTGGGATAAGGTCAGAGCTGAAATATGGGATAAGGACCTAGATCGAACAGATTACCATTTTAAGCGTAGTCACTCAATTGCCTATAGTCTAGCCGTTATAGTAAATCTAAATTTACTGATAGAGAAGATGTCTAAGGATTAATCCGCTCGTCTAATCAGCTGGATCTGGCGTTTCTTGATACGCTTTTTCATTATGTTATTTAGACTGGTTAATGATCCAAACATAATCTCGACATCTTTATTCACTACAGTTTTCATGCAATATCTGAATGGTAGCATTTGCCCGTGTAAGAAGATATTGATTGGTAGTAATCTATTACTTTCCCACCACCAGGTCTCGCCTAATTGGATAAAGAGAACTTTTTCTTCTGGACTGCGAATAGACTCATAATCATAGAAGCTTATGATTTTGTCATCGGAATTCTGAATAATGCCAATATACTCGTGAGTCTGGCATCTTAATCCACTTAGAAAGGGAAATTTTTCTTTTATGCTGTCTAGATCTATCATATGACTTATTTATATATTTTCAATTGAATAGAAACTTTTTTTGATGTTCTCCGTGATAAATATACAAAAGGCAGGTATAAATGGACATTACTTTTCACAAACTATATCTTTACGATCACGTTAGACAGTTATTGGTTTACGATAACGTATTCTGCCCACTAAAGGATAACGGCCCAATGAATAAAAACCCTATACTGGCACATAAAGGAATTGATAATCGTATTATATTCAGAGCATTAGGCCCTGATAGAGTTCCTGTCGATATCGCCTGCACTCAACAGGTATACGCCAGAATTATCAATGTGACAAATAATACAGTTGTATTAGAAAAGCTATGTAATCTTGGTCCTGCTAAAGGGTTAATTACTCTGATGCTCGATAGTGGCGACATTGTAGATACGGCACCGGGACTATACCAGATGGTTCTTATTCGAACGGAAGAGTTCGTCTCTAATATACCCGGCTATTATATTGAGAAGCCGTTGTATAGTGACATGAACGATAATATCTCTATGGCGATAGAGATAACGGAACAGGCGTTTAAGTCTCCGTTGCCTAGTATTACATTACTTCCCGGAGACTGGACACCTGATATTCTTTCGCCTATTTCTGGTGCACCGCGCCCGTGCTTTTATACGCAACGAATTCCGGGCGGTAGAATTTTAAACCACAAAGAATCGGTCCAATCATTCTCAACATACACCGAGAATTTTACAGGTATACTAGAGACCTGGGGAACATTAGAAGAGACCCCCGACGCATATCTTAACGAGTTAAGGTGGTTCAAAATTTATCCATCTAGTATGTCGCAAGATATTGAGTATACAGGATATACAGGAACACAAGCGTGGACATTCAGCGCGAACTTCATGTGGTTAAAGTTTCGGTATTTTCCTGGTACTGGTGTATTAGATCCAGGGAAGATGTCTAAGTTAATTGTTAGGACATAATTATAATATACTTTAATTTTATGTGATAGCCCAGCGGAACAATTATTTGCCTGGTAATAAAACAAATAGATAAACCGCCCTCGGGCGGTTTTCTTTTGACTTTCTAGAAATAATGTATTATACTAATTAAACGATAAATACATAATGGACAATATCCTTTATTAGGCACATTATGGTAATATATAAAGCAACAAACAAATTGAATCAAAAATCTTACATAGGCAAGACAGAAAGAACATTCGGTATTAGACTTGCCGAACACATACGGGATTCTAAGAAAGAAAATATAACATCTTATTTTCATCGAGCATTGAAAAAATATGGAATAGATAATTTTGAATTTACTATTCTTGCAGAAACAGATAGTTTAATTGAATTGAATGACCTAGAAATAGAATTTATAGCTAAACTGAATACATTGAAACCTAATGGATATAATATTACAGAGGGTGGCACAGGTGGAAATACATATAGAAATTTAGATAGTAATCACTTAAAAGAGATAATACAGAAATCATCAGAGACGCGAAAAGAAAATTATATATTAAATCCAACAAGAAGAATTCGTCGTATGGAGATATCTAAAGAGTTCTGGAATACAATTGTGCAAGATGGTGATAAATTCACTGCCTATAAGCAACGAATAAGCAATGGATTAAAAGAAAGTTGGAATAATAAAATACTAACTGACGAAGATAGAGAAAATTATAGTAAATCTCAAAAATTGCGATTCGAAAACGAGACACCAGAAGAGAAGAATAAAAGAATTGAAAACGCAAAGAAAGCATCTGGCATAGCCAAAGAGTGGAAATTAACATACCCTGACGGAACAACAAAAATAGTGAAAAGTATATATGATTTCTGTAAAGAGAATAATCTGCCTTATTACATTATATATGGTTGTCATAGAAGTAAGAAGAAGTCTAAACACGGTTGGAATTTAGAATATGTCAATAATTGATGTTCTGAAGGATGCTATCCTTGCTAACATAGGACCCTTAAAACAAGCTCCAAAGAATTGGGCGAAGAGGAATTGCCCGCTTTGCCACACACAAGGTCACGGCAAAGATACTCGCAACCGTTTCGGAATACAATTCAACCCTCAATCAATCGCATTAAACTGCTTTAATTGTGGGTTCTCGGCCGGGTATACTGAAGGTAAGGAGTTATCGAACTCCTTTAAATTCTTCTTAGGATTTCTGCATATTGATCCGAAGTTTATAGAACAGATAGAATTCGAGATATTCAAACAAAAGAATCAGATCACTTCCATAAGAGAGGGCGATAATTCTACAGTAGAAGATAGAGAAAGCAGATTCAAGACCCTGTTCCAGAAGTGGAAACCTATGGAGCTACCAGGAGATTCGTATAGCGTCACACAGTGGTTAGAAAGTGGATTAGATGATCCAACTTTCTTACGTGTGGTTAATTATGCACTAGATCGCAAAATATATGATTTAGATAATTTTTATTGGTCTCCGGTAACGTCGCATAATCTGAATCAGCGGCTAATTATTCCTTATTATTATAAGAGGAAGATCGTAGGGTTTACTGCAAGATTGTGTTACGATGTACCCGACAAGTCTATTCCAAAATACTTCCAACAATGCCCTCAAGATTTTGTCTATAACTTAGACCGGCAAGACGCCTGGCAGCGTAAATACCTTATAGTAAATGAAGGTGTATTAGATGCTTGGACAACCGATGGCGTTGGAACGCTGGGCGAACTTGGCCAAGCGAAGATAGATATTATTAATAGATTACAGAAAGAGGTTATTGTGTGTCCTGACAGAGATTTGAAGGGACGAGATCTTGTTGATTCTGCAATAGAAAACAATTGGTCGGTATCTTTCCCTAAGTGGACTATGGATATTAAGGATGCCTCAAAGGCAGCAGAGAAGTATGGGAGGTTATTGACAACCCACTCAATTATTTCATCGGCGGTATCTGGTAAAGAAAAGATTAAATTAAAATGGGATATTGAACAGAATGAACGAAAACGAAAACGCTAGTGAAATTAATGATTATAGCAAGGACATAGAGGATATATTCATCAGCTTTATGATGAGTAATAAGGATCTATTTGTTCGCTGTAAAGGTATTATAAAATCTAGCTATTTTGATGATAGACAGAATCGTGATACGGTTGCTTTTATTGAAAGTTACAGTGCAGATTTTTCTATGATACCGTCTCTAGATGAGATTAAGGCAGTCACCAAGAAAGAAGTATATATCATGGAGGTCGATGCGGCTGTGCATGATGCGTGGTTCTTACGTGAGTTTGAAAAGTTCTGCCAGCACAAGGCATTACGAGATGCAATTTTAGCATCACCGGAAAGATTAGATGAGGGTAGATACAACGAGGTATTAGCTGATATTAAGGCAGCGGTTGAGATTGCATTAGTCAAAGATCTTGGGTTAGATTATTATGCTGATCCTAAGGCGCGTCTTGAAGCATTAAGAGAAAATAAAGGGCAGGTATCTACAGGTTGGAAAACAGTTGATGATAAACTATTCGGCGGTTTGAATAGAGGTGAGCTCACAATCTTCGCTGGGCAATCTGGAGCAGGTAAATCATTATTCTTGCAAAATCTTGCGGTAAATTGGGCAATGGCAGGATTAAATGTAGTTTATCTATCACTTGAGTTGAGTGAGAAGTTATGTGCTATGCGTATTGATGCGATGCACACAAATTACGAAACCCGCGAGGTTATGCGTAACATTGATGATGTGCATATGAAAATTCGAGCATCACAGCAGAAGAGTCAGGGCTCGTTACGTATTAAACAAATGCCAAATGGTTGTACCACCAATGATATTCGCGCATTCATTAAGGAATATGAGATTCATTCTGGCAAGAAAGTTGATGCAATTTTGGTTGACTACCTTGATCTTATGTCGCCACTTAGTAAGAAGATTTCTGCAGAAA